TGGGAGCTCAAATTCAATGTAGAGCAATCTCTGCTTTGAACTGGCAAATAAGTGCACAATTGATTGGTAATGGAACATTTGCTAATCCTTGGAGCTAATAAATAACTAGTGGCTCCTTCGGGAGCCACAAACATAGGAGAAAAAAAAATGTACATGGGTGACGTAAAGTCAAAAACTTTTATAGACACAAACGCTTCTTCTGCTTCTTTTGTTGCCGCTGCTGCTCAACCAACAACTACGTTTACTTTAGCAAAAAGTTCTTTTGGCACTAACACAGCTAGAAAAATTACAGCTACTACAACTGGTTCAAGTGATGGTGGAAAAACAATAACTATTGTTGGAACAGATGAAAATGGAGATGCTCTTACTGAGGTGATTACATTACCAGGTTCAGCGACAACCACGTCCGGAACTACAGGTGCTTTTCTAACAATAACTTCTGCAACAGTTAGTGCACAACCTGCAGCAAACGTTTCTTTAGGAATGACTGCTGATGTTTTTGGAAGTATTTTTCAAGGCAGAACAAGAGTGAGACAAGCAAACGTAGGTTCAGGTGGTGCGATTGGAAGTGTTGAGGTAAGAAACCAAAGTATTTCTGGAACTTCATTATTGACAGTTAGAACAACTGCAACTGAGGGAGATATAAGCACTATTAACATTCCACAAGATGGAATCCTTTATAAAAATGGTGCTTTTGTAAGTTTTTCAGAAGCAAGTTGTAATTCGGTGACTGTTTATTTTGATGCTTAGTATTAAATGGATAAGTTTAATAAAATTGCGTTAATAAATAAAAAACCTGAGGCTAGATCAGGAGAAAAAAAATCTAAAGATCTTATAGGACCTAAATTAAAAGATAAAAAAATAATTAAGTATGATTTTGGTCTATCTCCTGTGACCACAGAGAAAGAACGCAAAGGCTATCTTACAGAAAAAGATTTTGGAAAAAAAGGTGACACCGGGATAAGAATTAGAAGAGGTGTAATGAGTAAAAAACACCTACCTAATTTATTTCCAGAATCTGAAATGGGAATAGACATAACAGGCGATTACAAAGGCGTTTATTTTAAAAAATATTATAGAAGAGGCGGTGATGTAATGCCTAAAAGAAATAAAAAAAATTTTAGACCTACAGAAAAAGGTGCTGGAATGACAAAAGCAGGAGTGGCCGCTTACAGACGAGCAAATCCTGGATCAAAGTTAAAAACTGCAGTTACAGGTAAAGTCAAGCCTGGGTCAAAAGATGCAAAGAGACGTAAATCATTTTGTGCTAGAAGTTTAGGACAAATGAAGAAGTTTCCAAAAGCTGCTAAAGATCCTAATTCAAGACTTAGACAAGCGAGAAGAAGATGGAAATGTTAAAAACTTTTTTTTCTAAACTATTGGGTTTAGACAAATTTGATTATAGAATAAGAAGATTAGAAAGAAAAGAATATTGGAGGAACAAATATAAAAATGGCATATCTGAACGCAAATCTACCTCCAATATATTGTAAAGTAAGAAAGGAATATCTGTATGACCTTAAAGAGCATCATGGAGAAAGTGAAGATTGTGTTATCTTTGCTCTTACAAGTATTTCAGGGCGTGCTATCCTATTTAATATCATGTTACCCAACGGTGCGTGCTATTGGAGACTGCCTATCTCAGCGTTTTTCCAAAAATCATATGATAGAACCAAAGTGCCCGATATGCAGCCGCACGAGTTGGAATTGTGGAACTGTTTCAGTTACTGGCCTAGTGTTACTTGTTTTGATTGGTTGGATGGCGTAAAAGGAAAATTTTTAGGATTAGATAAAAAATTTTATCATGGTAAATATTTATTTACCATTGACTGGGCACATCCTGACGTAAACATATTAGATGTAGAACATTCTGAAATACCGCAAGAACATAAGTGTGCACACATACTAGAGCTCGATAATGGTAATTACGCAGCTCAACCAAATAATCGTTTATTATGGCATATTAACAGTTATACGACAGATAATTCTTGGCCAGATTACAAGGTACAAACCACTTATTGGGATGCAGAAGACACTAGATTAGTAACCGAGGATTCTGATAAAATGTTCTACCAAATGAAAAATAAGAAATAGGGGGACGATTATGTGGGAGAAAATTAAAAGTAAAATAAAAGCTATGTGGAGGTGGTATTTATCATGGCTTTTTGATTGGAGAAAATGAGTAAAAAACCATTAACAATATCAGAGTCGGCAGCTGTCCAAATGCCTATGAAGACAGTTGCCTCTCTGATTATAATTGTAGCACTTGGTACCATGGGCTATTTTCAGATGGTTGAACGTCTAAACATTGCAGACACTAAAATTAAAATAATGGAGCAGGATGTTGAACAGAACACAGAGTTTAGAATCAAGTGGCCGCGGGGTCAAATGGGGAGTCTTCCGGCAGATTCCGAGCAATACATGATGTTGGAGGATCTTTATAAGACTACCGATCGTATCAACAAACACATTGAGGATATGGCTTTAAATAAAGTGAACATCGAGTTTTTAACTAAACAAATGGACAAGGTTTTATCTGATATAGAAAAATTAAAAGATGCAAACAGAGAGTACAAATACAATGGCAACGGGTCGAATAACTAGAAAAATTTTAGATTACATAACACATGTAAACAAAGAAGCTAAACAGATGAATTATGTAAAAGAATTAAAAAAATCTGTAGAACATGGTAAGAATGGTACACAGAGATATGTAATTAAAGAAGGTGAAAACAAAGGTAAAGTAGTATGATAGAAGCTGTTGTAGGATTACTTATGTTTATAAATGGAGAAATTAAAGAGGCACGACTGCAAGACTCAATGGCGATGTGTTTGCGCGGGAAACGCGAAGCGGAGAGGACTTTTTCTGAGTCTGTTACATACAAATGTTGGAAGGGTAAGGCAGAATTAGAGGATAATATTGATGGCTCAAGGTCAATCAAAAAACTCATCATTGAATAAACGCAATAATATGGCAAAATTATTGAGGGATAGAAGATTCAAACAACGTATAATTAAATCAAAAAAAGTATATAATAGGAAGGATAAAAAACATGAATTTATCACGTAATTTTACTCTTTCTGAGCTAACTAAATCAGATACTGCAATACGTAAGGGTATAAACAATAATCCTAATGCGGAACAGATAGAAAAATTAAAAAATTTATGTGAAAAAATTTTACAGCCGATACGTGACCATTTTGGCAGGGTAAAGATAACCAGCGGTTTCCGTAGCGTAGAATTATGTATGGCTATTGGTAGTTCTGCAAATTCACAGCACGCCAAGGCCGAGGCCGCAGACTTCGAATGTGTTGGTGTGGATAATTGTGAGCTCGCTGATTGGATTAAAAGGGAGCTTCCATATGACCAGCTAATCTTAGAGTTTTACACACCAGGTGAACCTAATAGTGGATGGATACATTGTAGTTATACCGAAGCAACACCTAGAGCTAGTTTTTTACATGCATATAGAGAAGATGGTAAAACAAAATATAAACCCATAATAGGTAAAGCAGTAGATTTGTTTGTCTAAATGATAAAAGAGTTTGGCATAAAATTTCCAATATATAAAACTAAATTTTTCGAACACGATAATTTAAAAAAAACTTTAATAGAAAAAATTAACGCAAGTGATTTTAAAGATAAAAATTATAATGACGATGCAATAGATAAATTTGATTGGAAAATATCAAAAGACTTTGAACGTGATTGGGTAAAAGAAATAATAGGGCCCATTTATAGTCAATTGAACGTTTTTGCTAAAAAAATGGGTTATAAAAAAGTTATCTTAAATGATATATGGTTTCAAGAATACAAACAAAATAGCGTTCACGGTTGGCATGTTCATGGAGATAACTATAGCGGAGTTTATTATTTAAAATTACCTACAGATCATATGAGTTGTTATACTCAATTTTTATATCCTGATAACTTAAACAGACGTTTCAGGTTAGACGCCAATGAAGGAGACATCTTATTTTTTCCATCTTTTTTGATACATAGAGCCCCTCCCTTACAAACCACAAATAATAAAATTATTATTTCATGGAATTGTATGTTTGATGGAGTTGACGAAAAATACACTCAAGATAAAGAAAATATTGAATTTATTAAGATATAGGTAAGACTGTATACTAAAGCCTAAAAATGTTATAATATCAGCCCAAATAGGAGAATTATGCCACTAAATAAAAAAGGTAAAAAAATAATGAAATCTATGAAAGACCAATATGGTGAAAAAGAAGGTAAAGCCGTATTCTATGCCTCTAAGAATAAAGGCACAATAAGTGGTGTAGAAAAAAAAGTTACTAAAGCAGCTATGGGTAGAGCTATGTTTTCTCAAACAATATCTAAAGCTCCTGGCAAAGCTCAAAGAGAAGAAAAATATATTGGATCATATATAAAATCAGAAATAGACGGTAAATATATTTCCAATAAAAGTTATGAAAGTTACTATGGCGATATGTTGAAAGGATTTAAATAATGTATAAAAAAATGTTGTTAGGTGGATTACTAACAAAAGGAATTAAAGCTAGTTATAAAGCTTATAAAAAATCTGGTGGAAGAAAAATATCTGATATCATGAAATCTAAGGTTAGAGGAGCAGGAAAGAGAAAAGACGCAAAAACAGATTTAAAATATGGTATCAAAGTACATGGCTCTGGAAAATTAACTAAAAGAGACATACAAAAACTAAGGAACTACGAACCAAAATGAAAAAAAGAACTATTAAAATAAAACCAGTAGGTATGGTATTTAAAGTTGAAAAAAAACTAGCAGGTGGCTTATTAAGAACTGGAATAAAAGCTGCTGTAAGATCAGAACCTTTTAAAAGATTCAAGAAAAAGTTAGCAGCTCGAATAAAAAAAGACTATGACCCTGAAATAAAAAAAAGAACAGGAGCAGCAAAATCAGAAATCAAAGGCTTACGTAAATTAGACACTCAAAGACTTAAGGCTCAAGAATTATTAAATATGACTCAGTTTGTTTTAGGTCGATCTAGAAAAGCAGGTGTGAAAAAAACTACTAAGGAAATGAGAAAAACAAGACGAGCTTTAATAAATTATATTAAAAATGAAGCTAAGAAAGCAAAAGCAATGTTTGATAAACAAACAGCTAGGAAAAAAGGTATAAAATTAAATAGTAAGGGTGGCATACAAAATGTTGCCAACAAATTAAAAAAAGCTTCGAAAGCACATGCTGCACAAGCTGTTACATTAGAAAAAATTGCTAAGAAAAGCATGGGTGGTATGGCAGATTATTATAAGGATATTTTATAATGGCAACTTCAGGAACTACAGCTTTTAATTTAAATATTGATGATATTATACAAGAAGGTTATCAAAGATGTGCAGTAAGAACTAACTCAGGATATGATTTAAAATCTGCAAGAACTTCTTTAAATTTACTTTTTGCAGAGTGGGGTAATAGAGGTATTCATTTATGGAAAGTAGAACTGGATGAGAATGCGCTTGTTTCTGGTCAAGCAGAATATTCTGTTACATCAGATGTAAGTGATGTTTTAGAGGCCTTTATATCTTCCACATCTATATCTGCTGAGAGTTCTTCTACACAAGATGTGTCATTAACAAAAATTGATAGATCAGCATATGCTGCATTACCAAATAAACTTTCTACTGGTACTCCGTCACAATACTACGTTGAAAGACAAACAACACCAAAAATATATTTATACCAAGCACCCGATCTTAATACTTATACACATGTTAAATATTATGTAATTAAAAGAATTGAGGACGCAGGTGTATACACTAATCAAGCAGATGTGGCTTATAGATTTTTACCATGTATGTGTGCAGGCTTGGCATATTATTTGGCAATGAAAGTTGCTCCACAAATGGTTCAACAAAATAAATTAATATATGAAGACGAATTAAAAAGAGCATTAGATGAGGATGGTCAAAGAACATCTACATTTATAACTCCTCAATCATTTTACCCTACGAGTGTTTAATTATGGCTAAATTTGCGACAGGAAAAAATTCAAAAGCCATATCTGATAGATCAGGTATGGAGTTTCCTTATGTAGAAATGGTAAGAGAGTGGAACGGTTCATTAGTGCACATATCAGAGTTTGAACCAAAACATCCACAGATCAGACGTAGAAGAACTGTTGCTGATGCTATTGCTTTACAAAATTCGAGAGTAATGAAGTTTCAACAGCCAAATCAGGAATTTATAAATGATGCAACTTCTGATCAAACTATTTCAGATTCAGGTGGTACAGTTGTTGGAGTTGCTAATTTGACATTACCTGGCCAATTTGCTTTTAGAACTGAGTCTTTTGTAGCCACTCATAGTGATCCATCATTATCTACAAATATAAATTCGATGGAACCAGAAGATCCGTCTTTACAAAATAGAAGAAGACAATTAGATGCTTTATTAGGTTCAATAACAGTGAGTATTACATAATGGCTATAACACACGCAAATTTTTTAACTCAAGTAAGAAACTACACTGAAGTAGATAGTAATGTATTAACAGATGCTATAATTCAGGATTTCATAAGATCAGTTGAGTTAGATGTTGCTGGTAAAGTTGATTATGATGATTTAAGAAAGTATGCAACATCAACTTTCACAGCTGGTAATAGAGCTGTATCAATGCCCTCAGATACATTAATATTAAGATCAGTCGAACATGTTTCTTCAGGTGTCAGAACATTTTTAGAAAAAAGAGATATTAGTTTTATAACTGAGTTCAATAGCACAGGAGCACAAGGGACACCAAAATACTTTGCTAACTACGATGATTTCAATATATTAGTTGCTCCTACTCCTGCGGCTGCAGATACAGTTCAAATTAATTATATAAAAGACCCACCTAATTTTACATCCACAAACAATACTTATTTGTCTACCTACCAAGAATCAATGCTATTACACGGAGTTTTGTCTGAGGCTTTTAGATTTTTAAAAGGTCCCATGGATCTATACAACCTCTATAAAACAAAGTATGATGAAGAGATACAAAATTTTGCCCTACAACAAATGGGCAGAAGAAGACGTGCGGAGTATGATGACGGTGTACCAAGAGTTAAGGTAGCCTCTCCATCTCCAAACACAACAAGTTAAGGAGAACAATTATGGCAATAACAACAAATGCAATTTGTGATAGTTTTAAAAAAGAATTATTACAAGGTAAACATGACTTTGATACATCGTCTGATACATACAAATTAGCGATGTTTACAAGTTCAGCAACTTTAGGTAAGTCAACAACAAACTATGCAACTGCAAACGAAGTTTCATCACCATCAGGTTACACTGCTGGCGGAAAAGCTTTGGTTAACCAAGGTGTTAAAGTTTCATCTTCAGTTGCGATTACTGATTTTGCTGATTTATCTTTCGTAGGTGTGACTCTTACAGCAAGAGGTGCATTAATCTATAATACAACGACTGACGGTGGTTCAGGAACTACTGATGCAGTTGCTGTGTTAGATTTTGGCGGTGATAAAACTGCAACGTCTGGAACTTTTACAATTCAGTTCCCTGCGTTCACAACATCTGCAGCAATTTTAAGATTAGCATAAGGACTGTAATGAATGTCAAATACATGGGGTGCACTTGAATGGGGAGCTGGTAGCTGGGCAGCACAAGGTGATGTCGGAGTTACTGCAACTGGATTAAGTGCATCCTTTAGTATTGGCAATATCGTAGTAGACAACGAAATTCAAGTAGGTTGGGGTGGTGACACTTGGGGTGAAAATGAATGGGGTGATTTATCTGGTTCACAACCTACAATCACAGGAATAAGCGCATCATTTAGTATTGCATCCGTTACACAAACTGGAGATGCAAACGTACAAGTTTCTGGAATATCTTTATCATCATCATTAGGTGCAGAAGAAGCAGGAATATCTTTCACTTTTGAGGCAACCGGTTTATCATCTTCGATATCAGCCGGTAGTACTGTTATTGGTATTGGAGTTCCTGTTACTGGTTCATCTGCTACATCAAGTATTGGATCAGCAACAGTTGATGAATCAGAACTAACAGGTATTGGTTGGGGTAGACGAACTTGGGGTAATCTATCTTGGGGTGAGGCTTTTTCTGCTGCACCAACGGGACAACAATTAACCTCTACAATTAATTTTCCTGCTGCTAATGCGTTTACAGATGTAACAGTATCAGTCACTAGTGCTGGTCAATTAAGTTCTACCTTTGGAAGTTTCTCACTTAAAATTGATCAAGACATAACAGTCTTTGCTGCTGAAGATCAGCTTGATTTTACAATAGGTAGTTTAGCGTTTGAGGCAGATGCTAATGTTACTGTAACAAGTGCAGGATCATTAACAGGATCAATTGGAAATACAGTTGCAGGGTTAAAAACACCTGTGGATGTAACTGGTATAGCTGCCACATTTACCCTTGGATCTTTTAGCTTAACGCAGACTACTACTGAATCTGCTACAGGGGTTCAAGCTACTATGTCCCTTGGACAACATTCTGAAATCCCTAGCCAGATAGTAGGTGTTTCAGGACAACAATTATCAGGTTCTATAGGGTCAGTAACTATTACTGGAACTGCAGGTATTGATGTTACAGGCATACAAATGTCAGCATCTGTGGGCACTGTAAATTTAACACCTTGGCAAGAGGTAGACCTTGGTGTAAATAATGTATGGACAGAGGTTGATTTGGCTGCTTAATTAAGTTAAAATACGACCATACTAAGGAGAAATTTTTATGACAAGTAATTATTCTACATCTTTAAAATTAGAATTAATGGTTACTGGAGAAAATGCCGGTACATGGGGTGATAAAACAAATACCAATTTAAATTTAGTACAACAAGCAATAGGGGGTTTTGAACAAATTACCCTTTCATCTGGAGGCACAGTAGCTTTAGTTATGTCAGATGGTGCTATTTCTAACGCAAGAAATCTTGTAATTAAATTTGCAACTATCACTGCAGGTTCTTCAACAGTTTGTACTGTTCCAGATTCTATAGAAAAATTTTATATTTTTGATTGCACAGCAGTCACTAATCCAACAAATTTAACAATTAAAACTGCTTCAGGAACAGGCTTTAGTCCTGATGCACAAAAAATTTATGCCGCTTACGCTGATGGAACAAATTTAAATGAAGTTTCACTTGATACTTTAGGCGGAACGATAGGTACTGCTCAGATAGCTAATGATGCAGTAGACAATGCACAGATAGCAGACAATGCTGTAAGAGCGGCACAACTTTCTAGTAATGCGGTTACAACAGCAAAAATAATTGATAATGCAGTTACAACAGCAAAAATTTCTGCACTTCAAGTAACACAAGCAAAAATTGCAAATGATGCAGTTGGTCCTAATCAGTTAGCTGACACAGCTGTTACTGCTGGATCTTACACAACTGCAGACATTACAGTTGATGCACAAGGTCGTGTGACTTCAGCGGCTTCAGGAAGCGCAGGCGGATCGGGTTTTATAGTTAGATTAGCAGCCTCTGCAGGTCAGAGTGGTACGTATAACAGTCCTGGAAATGGATCAGCAGTTATGGCTTATATGTGCGCAGGTGGCGGTGGCGGTGGTCATGACCAAGGTTGTGCGGGACAAGGGCCTGCACGTCAAGGAGGAGACCCAGGGTATGGTGTTTACAGTGCTAATATCTCTCAACCTTTTTCAGCTTCATTCTCTGTTGCACCAGGAGGCAACGCTGGCACGAGTAGAAATCCTGGACCAGGAGGAGGAAACACAACCTTTCACAATTTCACCGCTAATGGTGGAACCGGTGGATCCGGTGGAGCTACTCCAGGTCCACAAAAAGTGGATGGCACACCTGGTAATGCTCCGGGAGCTACTGCAGATTACAGTAACACGTATGGTATAAAAACTGGTAACTTACGTTTAAGTTTCCAAACTGGTATTAAAGGTGGATCAGGAGCAGCTGGAAACGGTGGTTCACTACAAGTATTGGAGGCGTAAAATGGCAAAAGTAGTTTTTTTAAAATTTGCACCAAATGCACCTGGATCAATGTATGGTATAGCAAAGGATGATGTTGATTTGGCTTCTAAAGGTGTAAACTCATCTTATAAAATTGTAAGTATTACTGACGAACAGTATGAAGATTTAAGGTTGGGCAAAAAATCTGTTCATTATGATGACAACAATATTTTAGTTTGGAGTGATAATAATCAAGCTTACGATAGCTTAGAGGTTTTACAACAAACTGTAAATGATATGCAAGTACCACCTTTCCCTCATAATTCTAAAGCTGCGGGTTGTATTGAAGAAATGAAAACTAAAACATTTGATAATTATACATTCCCTCTTAGCCTACAATTTGGTGAAATAGCTGTGGATAAAGGGATAGATTGGGCTGCTGATTTCGAAATTTTTTAAAACTTATAAAGATTGTAATAAAATTAATATAATGTATATGTTAATTTATGGAAATCGAATTTTCTGCACATAAAGATTACTATAAATTAAAAGATAATTTTCCAACACCAATTAAATTTAATATACCTGAATGGTACAAAAAATTACCACACGGCACTAAAAGCCATAAACATATCTTTGACAGAACTATAAAAGGTTGTATGCCTTTTATGGAAACTTTAACTAATGGTTATTTGTTAAAAACACCAGTTGATTATCACATCAGACACGGCACGCAAAAAGATAAAAATGGAAAACCCATCACCATAGTTATGACTTCTTTGGAAATGTCTAATGAAAGATATTTTGATACCAAAGGTTTAAATATTGATATGGCGGATCCTCATCCAATAAATCAATTAGAGGGTTCCCCACAAGTAGAAAAAAATGGTAGGTTACCTTTTCCTAAGATTAGTAATCCGTGGCATATAAAAACACCTACAGGCTACTCTTGTTTATTTACAGATCCATTAAACAATAAACAACAAGATTTTTTCTCTATAATAAGTGGTATAGTTCATACTGATAGGCATCCATTAGAAGTTAATTTTCCCATAGTCATAAATCATGAAAAATACGGACACACCGATTTGACTATTGCAAGAGGCACTCCTTATGTGCAAATAATACCTTTTAAAAGAGATGATTGGAAAATGAAAATTACACCCAAAGAAACAGAAAAAGTATTAGGAAAAATTTGGAATTTGTCTTTTTTAAACAATTATAAGAACAAAATATTTAATAAGAATAAAACAAAATGGACATAAAAGAATTTATAATATTAAAAGAAGGATTTTTTGATTCAAGATCTTACGCTAAATTTTTAAAATTTGTAAAAAACGATTTGCAGTATTTTGATCAGGGAATAATAAATAATCGAGATAGAGGTGATATAAAAATAGATTCTAATTTAAGGAAAGTAAAAGGAGCAAGCTTAAATAATAATTGGGCTATTGTCCCTAATAAAGATGATACTTTTGCAATGACAAAATTGCTTTGGTATAATTTTCTTGTTCGTCAGTTTTCATATTTGTTAAATGAATTTTTTAGTAGAAATGACTCTCCAATAAAACATCATGACTATGATATGGATATTCAAGTTTTAAAATATGAAGATGATGGTCATTATCGCACGCACACAGATTATGCAAAAACAGCACCAAGACAATTTAGTTTTAGTTATATATTAAATGATGATTATGATGGGGGTGATTTTGAATTTCATTTACTTAACAAAGAAATATTAAAAGTAAAACCAAAAGCTAACTCTTGTCTTTTGTTTCCTAGCAATTTTATGTTCCCACATAAAGTTAATCCAGTAACTAGTGGAACAAGATATGTAGTAGTAGGATGGATGCCATAATGCAAGAACCCGTAATTATAAAAGATTTTTTATCTGAGGATTTAAGAAAGTATTTATCATTAGTTTCTAAAATATATTTAAGATCCAACAATATTGAGTTTGATCAACAAGACGGTGCAAATTCTTGTGCTCATCATGATTCATGGACTGATGCGATAGCTATAACATCTTTAAAAAAACTTAGAGAAATAACTAAAAAAAATTTAGAACCAACTTACGCTTATTTAAGAATTTACAACAAATATGCATATCTAGCAGAACACATTGATAGGGACGCTTGTGAGTATAGTGTGACTGCATTTATAGATTCATGCAATACTTATGATTGGCCTATAAAGATGGATGGTAAAGATTATTTTATCAAACCTGGTGAGGCAATTTTATATAAAGGGTGTGAATGGAAACATTCTAGGGACGAATTTTTAGGTGATTGGCATGCACAAGTTTTTTTACATTTTGTCGATATGAACGGACCAAAAGCTCAATCTATCTATGATGGTAGGAAAACCTTAGGAATACCTAAATACCCAGAATTTACCATAGGAAAAAGTTAAATGAAAATTATAATAGACAAGGAACAAAAAAAGGCCTCTTTGGTTTTTACAGATAATGAGATAGAAATATTAAAAAACAACAATAACAGCTTTGTTATAAGAAGTGAGGATTTACCACACTTTAAAAATCATTTGATGCATATTGTGTTTGAACTGTCCCAATCCACGCCAAATGTGCTATCTAGAGGCCATGAAGAGATTTCTTCTGAGGAAGTTACAAAAAAATAATAGATATGGTATAATATCTAATGCCATTAACAAACGTACAGATACAACCTGGGTTTAATAAACAAGTCACAGAGGCTGGTGCAGAGGGTCAATGGATTGATGGTGACTTTGTTAGATTTAGATATGGACTTCCAGAAAAAATAGGAGGTTGGGAGCAACTTTTAGCTTCAACTATTGTAGGAGCTGCAAGAGAACAATTTTCTTGGGCTGATTTGGATGGGAGAAGATATTCAGCCATAGGTACAAATAAAGTTTTAGTAGTTTATTATGAAGGATCATTTTACGATATAACTCCTTTAGACACTGCACTAACTGGTTGTACCTTTAATACCGTAAATACATCAGCTACGGTAACGGTTAACAAAGCAGCACACGCATTAGAAGCTGGAGATTTATTTACGTTTACTTCTGTAACTCCTCCAGTAGGCGCAGGATACTCTGCTGGAGATTTTACGACTAACACATTTCAAGTTGTAACTGTTCCTACAAATGACACCTTTACGATAACAATGGCCTCAGCTGCAGGGACAACGGTCAACGGAAGCGGATCTGCAGTTGTGAATCCGTATATCAAACCGGGATCTTTATCACAGACTTATGGATTTGGTTGGGGCACTGGAACCTGGAGTGGAGGACAACAAGTATTCTCTACATTAAATGGTTCGTTAAATGATGATGCTGCAGGAACTGGTGGTTCAGGGACATCTATAACACTCGCTTCAACAACAGGTTTTCCTACATCAGGCACTATAAAAGTTGGTGCTGAATTTATTTCTTATACAGGTATATCATCAAATGATTTAACTGGTATAACAAGAGATGCGGGTGGAACAAGATCTGCTCACTCCTCAGGTGCTGCAGTTCAATTTTTTACAGCTTGGGGAGAATCTTCATTATCTTCTACTTTAGCAATAGACCCTGCATCTTGGTCTTTGGATAATTTTGGTGAACAATTAATTGCAACTGTAAAAAATGGTAGATCTTTTTCGTGGAATCCAATTAACGCAGATCCTAATGCTCTAACAACAAGAGCTGTTATTATTTCAAATGCTCCTACTAACTCAGTCATGTCATTAGTTTCTGATAGAGATAGACATCTAATAATGTTAGGAACTGAAACAACAATAGGTACAGCTGGTTCACAAGATAAATTATTCATTAGATTTTCTGATCAAGAAGATATAACCGATTATACACCAACATCAGTAAACACAGCTGGATCTTTTAGATTAGATTCAGGAACAAAAATTGTAGGGGCTGTAAAAGGAAAAGACTATACGTTTATTTTAACTGATACATCTGCATACGTTATGCAGTTTGTAGGACCGCCTTTTACTTTCTCAGTAAGACAAGTAGGATCTAATTGTGGTGCTATTGGTCAACATTCTATAAGATATGTAAATGGTGCTGTTTATTGGATGGGTGAGTCGGGAGGATTTTTTGTATATGATGGCACTGTAAAATCTTTACCGTGTTTAGTAGAAGATTTTGTTTTTAAAACAACTGGTGATAATTTAGGTATAAATTATGATGAAGGCGAATCTGTATATGCGGGGTTAAATCATCTCTATGAAGAAATAACATGGTTTTATCCGAAGGATGGTAGTTCAGAGATTGATAGATGTGTAACCTACAATTATCAAGACGGAATATGGGCCACCGGATCTTTGAACAGAACTACTTGGATGGATGCCTCATTATACTCTAATGTTTACGCAACCGAGTTTGAATCAAGTTCAGTTCCTACTTTTCCAACAATACAAGGTGTAACAAATATTAATGGTGCAACGATTTATTATCAACACGAGACAGGTGTAGATCAAGTTGATGCGTCTGGAGCTAGAACAGCAATACCAGCTTTTATACAATCAGGCGATTTTGATTTAACAGTTGGTGGTGATGGACAAATGTTTATGAGTATAAGAAGATTTATTCCTGATTTTAAAGTATTAGAAGGTAACGCGAGAATAACAATTAATTTAAAAAGGTTTCCTGCACAAACGGCAGCCTCTTCTCCATTAGGACCTTTTACAATAAATAGCTCCACAGAAAAGGTTGACACTAGAGCTAGATCAAGATTTGCAAGTTTAAAAGTTGAGAATACAACTACTAATGAGAGTTGGCGATAT